AATGGGTTTCCATAAGGCGTTCAGAGAAAAAGAATCACAAAGTGATGTCTATTATCTTGCTTGGGAATGTTTGCGTCGTAGTTTTGAAGGTACTAGCGAAACGGTTAAGCCTTTCGGGACAGCGTTTCTAGACACACTTGTAAAAGTGGAAGTTCTAGATGACGACCCGGAATTATAGGGCGTGACTCATTTACTTACTTAGTTGCAAGATTAAGTTTGGAAACAAGGATCGCGCCTAACGACTTGCTCGAACTTGATTCGAGAATGTTCAAGGCTTTATTACAAGCTATGAAAGACCGAAACAAGGAGATAAAAGATGCCAGTAGAAGTAAAGGGCGCAATCGCACTGCGTAAAGCCCTTCGCAACTACTCACCTCTTTTAGCTAAATCATTACCGAAGGAAATGGGACTCGCTCTAAAGCCAGTCGCAAAGACTGCTCGCGGTTACGCGCCTAGCGAGTCCCAGATCCTTAGTAACTGGTTACCTAGGCCAGAGAGCCAAGGCACTTTTCCTACCTATACTCCAAAAATCGTTAAAGCTGGTATTGGTTACAAGACAACGCCAAGCAAGGCTAATCGCCGAGGATTTAGATCTCTAGCGCGCTTGTTTAACAAAAGCGCAGCTGGTGCTATTTATGAAACTGCTGGCCGTAAAACTCCCAACAGTCGATTTGTGCAAAACTTGAACAACAAGTATTCATCATCAATGAAGGGTACTGACAAGATGCAAGGCCGCGTGTTATTCCGCGCCTATGAAGAGAATCAAGGCAAAGCCCGAGATGGCGTTCTAAAGGCCATCGAGAATGCTAACCGAAACTTTGAAAGCCAATCTAAGGTGGTGAAGTAATGGCCTCAAATATCGTCATTGATATTGCCGCCGAATTTACTGGCAAGAAGGCATTTAATCAGACTGAGAAGTCTATTGAAAAGCTAGGTCGCACCTTAAAGAAAGCCTTAATCGGTGGATCAATTCTTGCTCTAACTAACCAGGCAATCAAAGCATTTGCAGAAGAAGAAAAGTCTGCCAAGTTACTTGCTAACACACTTCAGAACCTTGGCTTTGGCATGGCTACTCAATCAGTCGAAGCCTTTATTTCTCAAATGCAACTTGCTAGTGGCGTTTCAGATTCAGAACTTCGTCCGGCAATGGCTAAGTTAGTTCAGACTCTTGGCTCAGTTAGTGCGGCACAAGATGCGTTAACCCTTGCAATGGATATTAGCGCAGCTAGTGGCATCGATCTCAACACTGTTGTATCTGATCTGGCTGCTGCTCAACTTGGCAACACAAAGGGTCTAAAAAAGTACGCCCTTGGCCTTACACAATTAGAACTTAAAACCATGTCTGCAACTGAGATCATGGCTCGATTCAATGACATCTTTGGTGGCGGTGCTGCCGTTGCTGCCGATACCTTTGCTGGCAAGTTAGCCCGCATCAATGTCGCGATCGATGAAGCCAAAGAGTCAATCGGTAAAGGCTTGATTGATGCGCTTATGGTTGCAACAGGATCCCAAGACATCGAAGTATTACAGCAAAAGATTATCGACTTTGGCACAAGTGCAGGGGAAGCAATCCGCAACTTAGGCCAAGTAGTCAAGGACTTCTTACCTGTCATCAAGACAGTCGGAATAGCCTTTGCAGCCTTGTTCACACTAGGTAAGATTCAGGCTGGTGTGAATGGCACAATCAAGATCCTTGGTGGCGTTACAAAGGCCATGAAGGCTCTTAGAGTGGTTGCCCTAACAACTGCGATCGCCCAAGCATTCGTGTTAAACCCTTTTGGTGGTATTGCAGCTGCTGCTGGCATCATCGCTATCATCACAGCAGTCGGCATTTCACTAGATGGACTCGATTCTAAGTTTGATGCACTAGGCAAAAAGTCCACAGACTTCTTTGATCAGACAGATGGCTTGAAGTTTGGCGAGCGCTTTGACCTAACCAAATACAAGGAAGCACAGGCTGAAGCAAAGAAGCAAGCAGAATTAGAGAAGAAGAACGCTGAAGCACTACGCAAAGCCGAGGCTAAGGCTGCTGCTGACCGCGCCAAGTTAGCAGCTAAAGAACTAGCAGCCAAGCAAAAGACTGACAAGTTAGCCAAGGCCGCTGCAATGTTTGATCTCGATAAGATCCAGATCAATGCTGCTCTTCAAGGCAAGATTACAAAAGAAGAGAAGTTACGCTTAGAGTTACAGCAAGCAATTCTTAATGAGAACGATGATCTAGCTGACAGCCTACAAAAGAAGTTAGAAGCTTCACAGATAGCGACTGCTAAGTTAAGTGCGCAGATTATTGGCATTAAGCCAGCACCAGATCCATTCGCTGCCACATTAACAAGTCTAGAAGGTATCGCTCTTCTTCTTGGAAAAATTGCTGGAATGCCTGCGGGCAGCGGTTTAACTTTTAACCCTAATCAAAACAAAGATCGTAATCTAGACGAAGCTGCCAAAGCTGCTGCCGCGGCTGCTGCTGGTGGTGCTGCTGGTAGTGCTGGTGGTGCAGGTGCTGGTGCTGGTGGCAGCACAAGTGTTTTAACCGAGCCAGTTGTATATGTACCATCATCATTCTTTGACTTAGAAAACATGTTCCCTGTTATTCCAACCAGTGGTTCTAGCTCATCTTCAAATGTCACTGTCAATGTAAATGTGGAAGGTTCCCTTCTTACACAAGACGACATTGTCAAGGTTGTAAATGATGCAATAGTTATTGGCAACACAAATGGATATAACACCTACCGTCCGGGCGCAGCTCCCGATAATGGTTAATAAATGACAATCCCAGTAATCAACGCCATTATCAACTTCTCAACAGGTGCTGGCTTTGCTTCGCCTATGATCTTGGATTCTGGCGTTTTGGGAGTCAATGCTCTTGCTGATACAACAGCTGTCACAGTCGATGTTTCCAACTTAGTTGATTCAATCAAAACCAATCGTGGTCGCACAGCTCTTTCAGATGTATTTCAGACTGGCACAATGAGCCTTCGGATCATTGACCAAAATGGCGACTTCAATCCGATGAACCCAGCCTCGCCCTACTATCAACTTTTGACTCCAATGCGTAAGGTAACTATAACTGCATCTTGGAATGGAACCACTTACCCAATCTTTGCTGGATACATTACTTCTTACAATACAACTACGCCTCGCGATGTGGGCGAAATCGTTTACACCACCATTCAGGCAGTGGACGGATTCAGACTTTTTCAAAATGCCCAGATAACCACAGTGGCAACAACTCCAGCAGGTCAAACTACTGGCACTAGAATTGGCAAAATTCTTGATTCAATCGGCTGGCCTGCTGGTATGCGCGACATCGATACTGGACAAACCACAGTTCAAGCAGACCCCGGAACATTAAGAACTTCTTTAGCTGCAATGCAGACAGTCACCAGCACTGAATATGGTTCTTTGTATATGGACGGATTTGGCAATGTTGTTTTCCAAGACCGCCAACTTACTTCATCTAGTGTTGCTGGAACTCCAATTGATTTTAATGACAATGGCACTGGTATTTCATATAACAACGCTTTATGGAAATTGGACGATACTCTTGTTTTTAACAAGGTCAGCGTTACTCGCACAGGCGGCACAGCTCAGGTAGCCAGCAATCAGGATTCGATCGATAAGTATTTCTTGCACTCATTTCAAGAGCAAAATCTTTTAATGGAAACGGACGCAGAAGCTCTGAACAACGCCCGAGCATTCTTGGCCTCTAGGCAAGAAACTTCAATCCGTTGCGATGCGATTACCCTTGATCTCTACACTGCCAATTACGATGCTGGGATTACTGCCGCTTTGGATCTTGACTTCTTCGATCCAGTAACGATAACAACGACTCAACCGGGCTCGTCCTCGCTGACTAAGACTTTGCAGGTATTTGGCGTGTCGCATGACATCAAGCCAAGTAACTGGAAAACCACATTCACCACCCTAGAACCCATCATTGAATCGTTCATAATTGGAACAGATTATGGGATACTAGGCACTAACACACTTTCTTACTAAGGAGAACAAATGGCAGCACCATTAGGCTTCAAGACATTCGCCACAGGTGATGTTCTCACAGCCGCAGACACTAACGGATATCTTATGCAGGGAGTCTGGGTATTCGCTAACGCGGCTGCTCGTACTGCTGCTGTTACCAGCCCACAAGAAGGCAATATGTCTTACCTAAAAGACACCAATTCAACTGAATATTATGATGGTTCAGCATGGGTTGCAGTCGGTACAAGTGGCGGCATGACATTACTTAGCACTACAGCTTTAGGAACTTCAACCACAACAGTCAGCGGAATTAGTGGTTCATATAATAAATTATTTGTTGAAGTTATTGATGTTTATCCTGGCACTGCTTATGGACTTTTAGTTCGATTTAATACAGATGCAACCGCAAATGCTTATCAGGGCGTATATAATTATTATCCTGCTGATGTTACCTCTGGAACCCAACGCGCTCCATTTGTAGCTAAAGGTACTGAGTATTATTTATGTCAAGGCACAATAGCAGCTGCAGATAACAACAATTACGCTTCATTTGAATTACAGAATTATGCTTCAAGCACTGTAAAAAAGACCATCACATCTTCTGCTGTATATACAAATTCCGGTGGCAATCTAAGTGTGGATTGGTCGGCAGGAACTTGGGCAAATGTTGCTGCAATTACTTCAATTAGTTTCCTTGGAGCAGGAGCATTTACTGGTGGATCTATCAAGATATGGGGAATCAAATAATGTCTAGACCAATGGTTCGCATTCATGACCTAATTACAAATAAAGTTACTGATCGTGAAATGACAGATGCCGAATTTGCTCAATATGAAATTGATCAAGCTGAGGCTGCTAAGCGTCCAGAGCTGTGAAGCCAAGATTATCTAAGTGCGCGATCCAGTTAAGAGAACAGATTGACGACACCTTCGGAGATCGAGATAGAAGTTCTGATGGTTGGATCGGCGATACTCGACACAGCGCGCGCGTTTCAGATCACAATCCTGATGCTAACGGCTGGGTTCGTGCCATCGATGTCGATCGAGATCTTTCAGGCAAGGCTAAACCTGACCTCATGCCAGATCTTGCGGATCAGATTCGTATCTTTGCAAAGTCTGATAAATCAAAGCGAATCAGCTACATTATCTTTGACGGCAAGATTGCCAGTTCAAAACTCGCTTGGAAGTGGCGCAAATACACAGGCATCAACAAACATAATCACCACTGCCATATCAGCTTTACGCAAGCGGCTGACCTTAATAATGAATTTCTTCAAATACCTATGATCGGGGGATCACAATGAAAGATCTACAAAATGCAGCGGGTTCATGGGGCAGAGCATTTTTAGTTGCAATTATTTCAATGTACGCAGCTGGAGTTACAGAACCAAAGGCTTTAATCGCGGCTGGCATTGCATCAATTATTCCACCAGTATTGCGATACTTGGATCCTAAAGATGAACTTGGAAGAAAATGACACAGGCCGAGTTCTTTCAGCTCTATATTGCCACGCTTGTGACAATCGGTGGATTGGCTGGTTATGTGATCACACACTTACTCAGCGAGATCAAGCGACTCAACACACGCGTTGATGAGATTTACAACATACTTTTAGAGCGGTAAAATAAACCATGGCTCCGCGCAAAGCAAAGGCATTAGAGGATCAAGGCTACACGCCATTAGAAGCGTATTGCATTGGTCTTAATGAGTATTACAAGGCTTTGCGCAAGGCTGGCTTTGCCACAGATATCTGCATGTCATTGCTGATGGATCCATACTCTTATCCTGATTGGATTCTGCCTAAACGCATCAACGATAATCCCAGCAGAATGCCGGACTTTTATCCCGACGATGACGAGGATTAATGAAAAGAACCATCGTAGTTCCAGACTTACAAGTCCCATATCACGATGAAATAGCAGTTAAAAATGTTTCGAGTTTTATTAAGGCGATTCGCCCCGATGCTGTCGTTACTCTCGGAGATGAGATCGATCTCCCACAGATCAGCCGATGGACAGAAAACAAACCGGGCTGGTACGAACAAACACTAGCTGCGGATCGTGACATGGCAGTCGATGTCCTTTGGGAATTGACTCAACATGCTAAAGAAGCCCACATGATTAGGTCTAACCACACTGATCGACTTTACAACGTGATCATGAATAAGATCCCAGCATTCTTGTCATTACCAGAGCTGCGCTTTGAAAAGTTTATGAAGCTCGATGAACTTGGGATCTCATACCATAAAAAGCCATTTGCTATTGCTAAAGGTTATGTTGCAGTCCATGGAGATGAACAGGCCATCAAACCTACGCCCGGTCTTACAGCCCTAGAAGCGGCTCGTAGGCATGGGCTAAGCGTGATCTGTGGCCATACTCACCGCGCTGGTCAATCGGCCTTCACAGAGGCTTCAGGGGGCAAATTAGGCCGTATCCTGAGGGGCTTTGAAGGTGGACATCTGATGGACATTCGCAAGGCTCATTACACAAAAGGCACAATGAACTGGCAACAGGCATTCTTGATCCTCGAAGAAGATGCCAAGGGCGTTCAAGTGTCAATCATTCATATAGAGAAGGACGGAACCTTTGCCGTTAACGGTCGCAGGTATGGACGATCTCGATAATCCGCTCAGGCGTGACATCGACAACCACATGGACGATGCAGAATTGTTACCGTTTCGTTACCAAAGGGTGCTTGCTTAGTCCTAGGTAACCTGTACCTTAGGCCTTATCAGTCAACCGTTGACTTGATGGAAAGGGCTAAAATGAACACAGATCTTTATTTTTATCTAGTTATGTTGGCGTTTTTAGTTGTTGGTATAGCAGCTGGTTATGGCATGGGATTTAAAGAAGGCAAAGAAGAAGGCTACGCACTGGGTCGCTCAGTTGCCCGACACACATTCTGGTCAGAGTGAAGGCCAGTGAAATCCTCGATGAAGCCAAAGCACTCCTCGTCGAGCGAGGTAGTGAGTACGGCGATTCAACTCTCAATCACATTCAGATCGCAAGACTCTGGAGCGTGTATCTTGACAAAAACATCGAGCCTCACGAAGTCGCAATCTGTCTTATCCTCACCAAAATCTCGAGAATCAAAACTACGGCAAACCACCCAGACAGTTACAAAGACATCTGTAGCTACTCTGCAATCGCTGGCTCTATTACATCAACTGATTGGTCAGACCTTGACAGTTACTAAAGCAAAGTCCGGTATCTGGTGCGATTACTGCAAGATGCGTTGGGGTCAAGATCACCCTAATGGCAAAGGTAAGACTTTTGCAGTGTGGACTGTGGTAAGTCAGCATGCTAAGTCTAAAGGGATCAACCGACATTATTGCCAGCCTTGCGCTGTCTGGGTATCAATTTGGCCAGATGGATCTCACTGGCCTTTAACCGAGCAAGCCGACTTTCTAGTAAAGCAAGAGGAGATCAATCATGGCGTTTAATCTAGCTGATTATGAAACAGTCGAAAGCCGACTGGAAAAGTTTTGGAAGGAGTTCCCCGATGGACGGGTATCAACTGAATTGGAAGTTTGTGAAGCTCATCGATATGTTGTTAAAGCCTATCTCTACCGCACTTATCTCGACCAAGTCGCTTACTCGACTGGGTTTGCTGAAGAGAAGGATTCTGATCGCGGCGTTAATGCCACTAGTGCGTTGGAAAACTGCGAAACTTCAGCGATTGGCAGAGCACTTGCTAATGCAGGTTTCGCAACTAAAGGCAAGCGACCAAGCCGAGAAGAGATGGTCAAAGTATCAATGGCAGGACGAAGCGGAAGCGCGCAACCTGAAAAACCAATCCTTAAAGAAAAATTTCCAGAACCAGTAGCAGATGCTTGGACAATCGCAAACCCTAAAGATGAACAAGAAGTCGTATTGGTATCTGGTGCGCCAACTTTAAACTCAGCGATGAACTTACTAGCTGATGAACTGAATGCCAAAGAATTACCGCAAGCACCTAAATGCCAGCATGATTTTATGATTTATAAGACAGGGGTATCAAGCAAAACAGGCAAGCCTTATGAAGGCTATACCTGTTCACATAAGAATCGGGCAGAACAATGCCCACCGATCTGGTTGTAACTAATGAGTTTGGTATTGGGCGTTAAGGATTCTTGCATGATTCTAAGTGCGATCATTAAAGCCACGCTCCTAAGCAGGTTGTCGCAACTGCGCCCAATACTTCTATTTAAGGAGATCTAATGGCTTCCCAGCATCGTAAACATAGGGGCTACCGCACTCAGAAGTGCGTCGCTGAGTACCTAAAAACGTGGTTCCCTTATGCAGACAGTGCTGGGGCAGGTCGGCAAGGCAGTGATGTCACAGGTGTTCCGTTCGACATCGAAGTGAAAGCAAGATCTGCCTTCCAACCGAAGGAGTGGCTGGATCAGACACGAAAGAGAGCAGATGGGAAGCTGTCGATCGTCGTGATGAGATTTAACGGGCAGGGCGAAGATGCGGCCGAATACGGCGCAATGCTTCGATTCTCAGATCTGGTTCAGCTACTCAATAAAGTCGATTATTCAGAATGGTTCCAAGAACCAAGCCGATGTGAAGGTTGTGGCACTTGGTTAATTGCAGATTATAAATACTGCACTAAATGTAAGGATCACAATGCCTCGTTATGATTATGAATGCATAATATGCGGACAAACACAAGAGTTAGAACACTCAATGAGCGCAGCTGCTAACCCGGTGCTGCATTGTTCAACTCCCATGATTCGGGTATTTACGGCAACGCCAGCGATCTTCAAAGGTACTGGTTGGGGTAAGGATAAATAATGCCATTTGATTACAAGTTAAAGTCTGACAGCACAGCTTACTTTAGATGCTGTGATGAGATCCAATTCGAATACATGTGTGCCTACTGCTTTGAAGCAATGGGTTGCCAGATGTGCGCCTTCGATATAACTGTCAGACATGATTGCCAACAGGATTAGACACGCCCAAGATCATGCGTAAAACATCAATGGATTTGACACGACTGCTACGCTATAACTCGCTAGCGAGCGCCTGTGGGCGATTGCTCGCGACCGCGTGTTTAGCTGTTGGGGCAGGTCTATTCATATATGAATCAGCACCCACAGAAGCAGTAGCAAAAGAAGTTAAACCTTTAACGATTAAAGAATATATTCAAAGCCACCTTACAGTTAAAACTTATGAGTGTTTAGATACTCTTGCTACTAAAGAGAGTAACTGGAACTTCAAGGCTAAGAATGGTAGCCATCATGGATTCCTTCAAGGTAGATCACAATGGTTAGCAACAGCTACTCCTGAAGAGCAATACGATTGGTCTAGACGTTATGTCATCAATCGCTATGGTGAAACAGAGTATGATGAGCCAGACTTCTGTGCAGCTCTAGATCATTGGAAGAAACACTCATGGCATTAGATAAGTTAAACAGCAGACGATATAGAACACAGCGCGAGCGTGTGTTCAGTCGCGATGGAAGAGTGTGTCAAGTCTGTGGAACAGATCAAGGTGAGATGCACATCGATCACATCATTCCAAGAAAGTCCGGTGGAACTCATGATCTCGATAACTTGCGAGTATTATGCAAGAGCTGCAATCTACGCAAGGGTGCGCTCAATGATGGCGTTTTTTTAGGTCGTAAGGCTAC